GTTTGGTATATCTGCTTTTTTAATTCCTTTTGAGTTCTTGTTGTACAGTGCTTCTTCAATAATTAACGGGATGGAGGACTTCCCCATCCCGTTAGTACCAATAAGTTGTGTCACAGTAGTACTACTTAGATCCAGCTCATTGTCAGCGCCGTAGCTAAAACAATTACTCCATTTCAACTTTTGTAGCGTAATCATTAAATATACCTACTATCTGTGGTATCCTCTGCTCTGGTATCTCCAGAATATAAGATAGATACTCTACTAACTCTTCTTGAATGCTCATCTCTTTGTCCATGACAAGAGTAGCCTCACTACTTCGTTTTACAACTTTCTTGTCAAGGAGTTCAGTGTTCTTGACATTTGCAAGCTCTTGTATATCCCCCTCTATCTCATAGATTGTGTGGTGATAGTCTGTAGGTACCATTTCGTCTGTACTTGACACGGTTTTCCGTATAAGTTGGGGCAGTTCAAACGGTTCCCACATCCACTCCCAGTTCTGTGGATTTATTAATAAGTAGCCGGTGCTGACCTCATTCCGGTGAAACGAGGTTGTCATAGGACTACCTGGGTATACAATATTGCGTTGCGTGTTACTATGAGCGTGTAAGTCGCCTGCAAACACTACGGGAAAGTCCTCAAACCTATCTAAGTCCACTTCGGGCTTGACGTGTGGAGGTATCTCTCCTCGAACATGAGTGAACAAAGGTTTCTTTGGGTCAAACAGTTCAATAGCATTTTTACGATGAAGATCTGCGTACGGTAATACTCCAAACCCAAAATCGTTGTCATAGTATGACATATCAACTACTTTTACAAGCGGGTTAATATCTCTGGAAACTTTCTTCAATTGAGTAAAGAAAGTCTTGTTTTTCTTTGTAGCTTCGTGATTGCCATCATAGACAAGAGTTGGGATACTTACCTTCGAGATAAACTCAAAGTAAAGCTCCAACTCTTCCATGTTCGGCAGACGGTCAAATAAATCACCACCAATAATGTGCATATTGCACTGCTTTTCTAGTCCATGGACTTGTTCGAAAAACTTTCTGTAGCGATCAGTAGCCCACTCACGAGGTACATTCTTCTGTCCTAGCTTGATGTGCCAGTCTGCCGTAAATAAGATCATCCGATGTTAAACTCATCTTCCAAGGATTCATCAATATCGCCCGCTGCATCTTGACGAATTTCGTCGAGAAGCGTTTTCTGGGCGTCTGGTGTAGGACGAGGCATAACGTCATCCATAGACTTTAGATCTGCAATCGCTGACATCTCGCTTTCGCTAAGAGTACGTTGCTTGCACTTCAGTACTTGTAACTGGTACTCTACGTTGTAAGGAAGAGGTCCAGTCTTGACACGCTTGAACTTAACGTCCCAACCTGTCTCTGGGTCTGTAGGATCGCCCAGATCTTCTGCTGCTGTAAGAATTGCTTCGAACAGCTTCTTCTTGAGATTGATGATTTTTACTTCACCGTTGTCAATACACTGCATTGCGTAGCTCCACCCACACTTTAGGTCGGGGTAGTACTCGCGAATCCAGTCTTTCTCAAGATTGTTGAATCGCTCTTCGTTACGGTCGAAAGACAAGCACTCAAAAGGAATGTTCTTGCCGTTCTTACCTTCGAGCCAGTAAACGTATCGTGCGAGTACGTCACCTACGAGACGAACTTCGTTGTCTCCGTCTCGGTATGCGTAAGAAGTGATTGATGATTTTTTAGCGCCGCCAGCGGCTTTGTTGAATGATAGTGCCATTAGTGTATGTTCTCCTGTGTGACTTCTTCGTATAGAAAATGAACTTTGTCATTATCTACACGTAGTAGGCTGTTGTCTTCAAAAAATTCTTGTTCTATCTCGCATTGGAGTAGATCAAGTGTAGTGTCCCCAGTGATTAAATAGTCCGCGTACGGACGCATGGAAGCTACTGCGAGATACTGGGCAATCTCGCGGTACTCATACTTGTATGCGTTATGAAGCAATACATCTGGATGAAGAAGAAAGGATTCGCCAGTAAAATGCTTGTCAGCAAATTTATAGATGTCATCATATTTGTTCTTCGGTATCGCCTTCGTTACAAGCATTTTAAAGATAATGAACATCGCCAGTGGACTTCCATCTGCCGCTTCAAAGATCTTTTTCCAATCGTAGAATAACATATTATACTCTCATTTGAGGCATTTGTCAAGAAGTATTTTTCTATGTTCAAAGCTGTTTAATTTGATAACCTTGTTTCATGTAGTAGCCCATTCTGTTAGACGCTTGTCTTTGGGCCGTCTTTCCCTTTAAGTGAATATCAATAATTACTGGATCGCGCTTATTATCATGTTTCCTAACAACCCGCCCGATAAGCTGGGTAAGTAAGGGTTCATTATTAATAGGAGTGGCAAGTATAAGGCAAGAAAGAGTATTAACGGATATACCTTCACTAAAAATTGCTTGAGTTCCATATAAAACATTCTTATCTCCGTGTAGTATTTCACTTATAAGTTCTTCTCTTTGCTCATGTGGTACCTCGCCCGTAACACATATAGCTTTTTCACCAGTCAGTTCGGCGCAGCTCTTTAAGAAATGAACTCGATCTGACACCACGAGCACCTTGTGGCCTCGTGCGGCGTATGCGGCTGCTAACATCGCGACAGAGTGGCGATACTCGTCGTTATTTGCGATAGTATTGACTCGCTTAGCCCAAGGGATGCTGGCCCCATCGGGAAACCTAACCTCACTTCTGTATATGTGAATACTTGGCGTGAGGAAATTCTCTTTCGGTGGTTTGAAAATATTCGGGCTGAAGTAGTCTCTGAAGACAACGTGCTTTCCGTCCTTCCGCTCGATGGTGCCAGACAGTCCAATCTTATACCGAGCATGACTGGTATCAATAATCTTAGCAAATGTTGGCGATGAAACATGGTGCATCTCATCTAGTATTATAGTTCCGAATTCTTTTCGGATTTTCTCGATATTCCTATACAAAGTCTGAGTATTCCCGATAACAATAGGGCTATCAAGCTCAAACCTACCACTACCAATAATGCCGGGACTAAATCCATAAACTTTCTCCACTTCTTTGGCCCATTGATTTCGTAGAGGCACAGTATGCGTTACTACAAGTGTTTTTTGGCCTAATTTTCCTGCAATTGCAAGACCTGTAAAGGTCTTTCCCCAACTTACCCACGCGTTGATGATACAGTTATCATCGAGGGCATTATAGACGTCTTGTTGACTTTGACGTAAATCAAACTTAAACTCAGGAAAAGTAATGTCAACAGACAGCCGTTTTTCAACAATTTCATAGTCATTTGGTATAAGGTCCGTTCGTCCGATTGGTATAGATACCAGATTTTCGCGCACCCGTTGCAGATTCTTAATGATCTGTGGAGGGTCATTCGGATTTTGAGAAGGTATCTTGTAAGTAAGCTCATCCGAGAGTACCTTTCGATACTCCGGACTACACTCCATAAAAATACGGTTGCTAAGCACTGCTTTCATTAGAGACCCAACTGATCCTTTGCTATGATATAGTTTTTAACAAAACTACTTCGTACAATATCGTGAATTTCGAAGTCTACTATGTCAAACATATCTGTAGCTTTCAATACGCGAATAAAGTCTCGTAGTCCGTTCTTTGATAGATCCGCCTGTCGAAAATCTCCGCAGAATATAACTCTACAGCCTTCTCCGACACGAGTAATAATTGAATCTAACTCATGAAAAGACATATTCTGACACTCATCTACAATAATCGTAGCGTTACGTAGAGTAACTCCACGAATAAAAGATGTAGTCATAAAATGTACTAATGCTTTTGTTTTTAAGATTTGATACGCATCGCCACGCTGAAACAGCTCTATACAAATATCTTTGTAAGGCTCTTCATACACTGACGCTTTTTCTTTCTCGGTTCCTGGAAGGAATCCTATATCCCGAGTAGGAACTGCACTACGAATTAATACGAGCTTATCATATTCACCTTTAATCATGTCATCAAAGGCAAAATAGCAAGCAATAAACGTCTTGCCTGTTCCTGCTACCCCATGCAGAACCATGTTCTTGTCGCTTTCAAAAGCTCGAAGCTGGTTCTGGGTGAGTGGTTCAATCTCTTGCAACTCTAAGTTTGCACCCTGTAAAGTTTTAGATCGTTTACCCATAATTTATACTTTTCTTCGAGTGTCCTCACGACGGTCTTCGGAATACTCGTATAATACCCAAGGTAGGGTTCCATAGTGTAAAACCCCAGCATACCGCATATCACTTGCTGGAGGTCTTGGTATTACAAAAGTGTTTTTAACGCCGTCAAGTTTAAGAAGAGACGCTGTATCCTTTTGTATTATTGACTTTATTCTGTAGTATTTTAGCTTACAAAACTCAGTCTTTTCATAGATGAACGGTATACCATTCGTGTCTATAAAATGCTTTTCTTTCGATTTGAGTATACCTCGAAAGTTATCAACTTGCTGTTTGAGGGGATGAAGGTTTCTATGAGGGCTTTGTAGGCGACGTATGCCCAAAGTATCCCCGCCCATATTTCTATCATCTACTATTGCTCCATCTAAGAAGAGTAGCCCGTCTCGTCTATCCCAGTTACCTGAAGGTAGAATATAGACGGGAAACCGTACTTTGTTAATATTTTTATACTGTATCACCATACAATTTTGAGAACTTACCGTTGGAGTAATCTTCGTGGATGATTTCAAAGTCACATCCGATGGGAGCGCCTGGAATAGAAAGTCCTCTATCCAGTTGTACAAAGTGTAATAACTTTTCTTTATAATGTTCAATTTCGTCCTCTGGAACTTCGGCAAGAATGGAATCGTGCACAAGTGCAAATATACGTGCTTTCATTCCCTTTGCTTTAATATATTCTCCCATATCTATCGCGCCAAGGAGGTTAACATCACTAGCAGCAGACTGTACCAAAAAATTAAGACCAGAACGAACGCTATGCGAGCGGATGGCCGCATCGGTGGATTCAACGTTGGGTAGCCTACGCTTCCGACCAAAGAAAGAATATATGAACCCGTTTTGCTCAATAAATTTTTGATTGTCATCAATCCACGCCTTAAGTTTGTGGAAGGCTCTGAAGTAGTCACTAATAACTTCTTGGGCTTCCGATTTTGAAAAATGCTTACCACTGTCTTTTGTTACTTGCTCACTGATCTTTGCAGGTCCCGCTCCGTACATAATACCAAAGGTTACGGCTTTAGCGGCCTGTCTTTTGTCAGGATATAGCTCTGCTACCTGTTCTACTCCGCAAGGCAAGCGAAATACTTTGTGAGCAATCGTACTGTGGAAGTTCCCCCCGCTACGGAATACATCCATAAGCGCTTTGTCTTCTGCAAGAATAGCGGCTACATATACCTCTGCTGTAGTCAAATCCATTGCGACAATTTTATTACCAGGAGCTGCTTTGATACAACCTTTTACAGTAGGGTTGTCCCGAGGCAACTGCTGCATGTTTAGTTTACCACTGCTAGATAAACGACCAGAAGTAGTACCATGTAAGTTAAAGCCCGTACGGAGCCTACTATCTCTATCCAGTTGTGGTATGATTTTATCGAGATAAGTATTTTTGATTTTGGATTTTTGTCGTATATCCAAGATCCGCTTCGGTACATCCGATTGAAGCGAGAGCTCTTTAAGCACTTCCGCATCAGTAGAGTCTGCGCCCGTGCCAGTCTTTTTTCCAGTCGGAGAGAGACCAAGATAGTCAAAGAGAAGACTACGAAGTTGCATAGTACTATTGGGATTAAAAGGCTTTCCATTTAATTCTTCAAACCTCCGTATTTTTTCGTTTTCATACAGAGCAGCAATAGCTTCGTCTATGTCGTCTTGCATAGCTTCTTGACCCACAAGTAACCGCATACGGTCGAAAGGAACACCGTTGTCCTGCGTATCAATCAGGAATCGAGTGCCCGGAATGAGAATGTTATCGTATACCCACTTTAATTTGTGGTTCTGTTTAATCTTTACAAATTTTTCGAAAACCAAGAGCGTACACAAAGCGTCCATCCCTGCGTAGGTCTTCATTACATCGAAAGGAATATCTCCCCAGTTAAACTGATCTTTAAGAATACCGTGCTCTTTACGGTAACGGTCAATCCAATCATACATTGGCTTCTCGTAGTCTCCGTAAGGGGTGTACTTCATAGTCAGTTGCTTCAATCCATGCGTTCCAGGATTCTCGTCTATGAGGTAATGGAGCAACATGGTATCTTCAAACTGTGGGAATCGAAAGTGAAAGTGGTACTCAAAGAATGCCATATCGAACTTGGCATTGTGGAATACTACTGCTTTCTTGTCGAATAGTTCTTGTAGAAGTCTTTCAGTTTCATCGTCAAAACAATCGGTGTCAATATAAGCGCCAAACTTGTTATTATAAGCAAGGCTGATACCAAGCATATAGCCGTCACGAGGGTATAGCCCAGTTGTCTCAGAGTCGAGTGCAACATATCCACATTCTTCTGCGATGGCAGCCCGAATAAACTCATTTGCTTCCTCCGTATCTTGTATACCGAACGCAATACTACTATCAATTACTACGTCTTCTTTTTCGTCGTTGATATACTCGAGAATGCTTTGCTTGCCAGACTCCCAGACTTTCTTTGCTTCTGGTTTGAATGCGAGCATAGCAGGGTTGATAATAGGCAAGAACTTCTCTTCTACGCGCTTGCCAGAATACTCAGTAACGGAACTGAGTTTGGTGTAATACTTCATAGCATCACTACCGACAAGAATAACCCACTCATAGTCATCTGGGTTCATATCAATATCGCAGTCTCGCTTGAGTACTTTTTTAATATTAGGATCAGAGCACAACTGATACTGGTCAAAGTCCAGTCCGTCGAACTCTTTTGAAAAATTAGTTTTACTTCTTTTGGTTTCTACTAATGCAACCTTAGGCATATAATCTATCTCT